GCCATCATACCGGTCGAGTCGATCTGCCGGTCGGTCTTCTTCTGCCCGGGCCAATTAAAGTTGCCGTAAAAAAATGTATTCCTCGCGGTCGGCAATATCAGCTGTGCGGATTCCTCCCACTGCCCGGCAATCACATTGCGCCAGGTGATGTATTGGCTGAACTCCTGCATGATGGCGCGCACGATCTCGCTCTCTTCCGGGCTGATAACGCGCGGAATGCCGGGGACGTAGTTGGTGAGGGCGAAATCGTTCGGCACGATTATTCTTTGATGATGCCTTGATCAATGAGACCGCGACGCAGCGCATCGGCGCTCGCTTGATCACGCACGAGCAGAAAGCGCGCGGCATATTCCAGCACTTCACGTGCGGCCGTGACTTCATTCTGCTTGTCCTTATGGGCTACGGGCTTGGACATGGCACGGGGTTCCTTCTTCATGCGGGCGGCTTTCTTAATCATCAGTTGGCGACCAACCGCTTGGCGTCGGGATCGGCCGGGTCCATGGTGGGATCGAGCCGGAAGTCGCAGACGATCCAGCGCCGGATGAGATCGAACATCTCGCTGCGATCGGCATCGGTAAGCTTGAGCCGATCGGCCAGGCGCCGCATGGCATCGCGCAGCGCAAGCTCGCTGGCGTAGAGCGGTTGTTGTTTCATGGGCGGGCGGTCGTCGAACACGATGTCGGCGCAGACCCGGCCGCGCTTGTCGATCTTGCCGCAGGTGCCGAGGAAGGGCGGGCACAGCACGAAGTCTGGCAGCAGCGCGAGCAGGCCTTCGACGTCGTAGGCATGGGCGAGCATGGAGAGGATGACCGCGGCATCGACGCCGTCGGCGTGGCGCAGCACCTTGACTTGCCAGCTATAGTCGGACTGAACCCTGAGGTAGCGCAGCAACTCAACGTCCATAGGCACCGCCCATGGTGCCGAACATGCTCAGCGTTGCCGGCGACAAGATCGGATTGGCGCGGTTGAGAATGCCGCCGGCCTGACCGCGCGCGCCCAGGCCCATGAGGCGGCGCCTGCGTTCCTCTTCGGTCTCGTCTTGGAGCTGCTGCGTCAACTGCTGACCGCCGAAGCCCATATCGCTGGCGATCCCGGTGAGCGGCTGGTTCTTCTGTGATGTGACAGGCATGGCTCTGCTCCCAGCGGGCGAGGCGGGTACCCGTTCAGGGGGGCTGGGGGTACGGTTGCGAGCGCCGCCTCGCCCTTTTTTGTGGGCGTGATAGTCCCACGGGGACGGCATAGGACGGGATTGGTTAGGCGTTCAACGCACTCGGTAATATGTTCGGCAATAGATAAACGTCACGTTGCAAACAAATCAAAATCCACCCCGTCCGCAATCTTCTGCTCATTGACCGGCCGCCCCGCCACCGCCCCCAACGGCACGTTGCGCGCAAACCTCCTCGCCATCACCGCAACCCGCGTCGCACTCATCAGATCATCCCGCATCTTCACAATCTGCCCGTCCTTCCTGTGATACATCCGGTACTCCTCCAGCCACTCGCTCAAATGCCGCGCCACCTTCAACCGCCCACTCAAAAGCCGTTCCTGCATCTCCAATATCCCCGCCTCCGTCGACACACTCCCGTCCGGCCACTTGGCAAAATCGGGAAGCATCATCAGTCCGTGCCGCTTGTACTGCGCCGCCAGCGGCACCCCTGATCCCATGTCCCGATCCGTCGCGTCCTTCGGGTAGGCCACCGGCACACCCGCCCCCACCTGCTTCATCGCATAAGCGTGCTGGATCGGCAGCGCGTCACTCACCCGATACGCATGATGCACGTGCAGGCAATCATTATCCCGGTCCCACAACATCAGCACCGCGCCGAACGGATGCGATATCCCCGGATCAATCCCCCACAACTTCCCCCAGTACGCCGGCACGTGCTCGATCGCCGGCTCGCAAATGCTCTCCTCGGTCGCAGTAAAAATCCGCCCCGACCCCAGCATCGGAATACCTTTAGTCCGTGCTTCGCGCTGATGCGGTAAATAACTCGCCTCCATCTCTTTCTTGGTTGCCGCCGACAAGTGCCCATCAGGCGGCACATCGTCCAGCGTCATGCTGATCATGATGCGATCAGGCGACGGCTCGTCCACGTACCGGAGCACAACCGCAGTCGGCCCATTGAGCGGCGTGAACGTCATCCACGCGATGCCGTTCCGATCGCCAATGCGCGTTAATCCCTCCGAATAAAGCTCGAGCGACGGTTCCTCATCAAACCAAATCGCATCCAAACCTTCGCCCTGAAATTTGGTCCTGCCCTGTTCGTAACTCTTAAACCGTGCAACGCTTACACCGCCGGTTGCATGTTTCACGTGAATCGTATCGTAGGCATCCGTAATGCCGCGAGCCAAGCTCGGTCGATCAACAAATGCTTCCCGCGGTATCATCCCGGTTCCAAGCAAACCTTCAACCCCAGGCTCCCCACACAACTTGGTCTGGCAAACATCCCGCGTCACAATGCTCGTCTCGCCGCAAACCCACATCTTGATCGGATGATCAAACCGTTTGCCCCGCCAATGCTGTGGATAATTCCCAGTAAGATGACAGGCCGCCTCGAAAGCACCAGTCTCGGTTTTTCCGACGCGGTTTGCCGCCATCAAAAGCCGTTCACGCTTGACTGCCCCGAGTGCCAGAAACTTCGCCTGTTTCTCGTAGGGTACAAAATAGTGCATACGCCCAAACGTCTTGCGCTCAACAAGCGTCTCCAGCAATTCAAGCGTGTCGCGAAGATCAGCCTTGGTGGCTGCGGACATAGGCTACTGCCTTATCCGGTGCGCTATCAATTGTTCCGCTGTCCGTCCGGCGTACATCTACAACCTCTCCCATAATCGTTCTCATCGGCTTGTACTCCTCACCAATCAGTTTACTCGCGTCAACACCAAGCCGCTCCGCAAGCGCCCTTATCCGCTCAATCATCTGCCCACTGCTCAAATCCTTCCGCTCAACCGTTACCTTGTGCTCACTCCGCTCATGCAACCCTATCCGGTTCAATAGCGCCTCCGCCGCCCGCAACTGCTGCGGATGCCCATCCGTCCGCGCTATCTTCTCTAATGTCGCTACCCCCAATACCGCCGATCCCCGCAGCCGCTTCCCAGCCTCCTCATGCAACGCCGCCAATATCTTCTCACTGCGAAACAACCGATGCGCCGTAACCTTCAGCGCTCCATGACTTCTGTGCGAGTACCCCGCAGCCTCCGCTACCTGCCAGTCATGCATCGTCGGATACGCCAACGCCGTCATCACAAGCTGACGCTGCCGATCCGTCAGCTCAATCATCGCAGGCCCAAAACTCTCTAATGTTTCATCTTCCATACTAACCGAATTAGCCCTATCCCAGCCGCTTGCAACGCACTAGCGCCAGGTCCCTGCTTCGCCCTGATGATTGGTACTAAGTCCCTAAAATGGCCGCGAAAAAGAGGGGGAAGGTCGACTATCGCGCGAGCGGGGCGAGGCGGGGTATGCCGGCACCCGCCCCCGGTCTTTTTTGCGATGGAATCAACGTATATCGGCCGACGTTCTGCGTTTCGCCCAACTGCGTTTCGCCCAATCCGCGCGACACGATACAACATGACGATGAAAAGAAGAGCTAAATCAATAACCTGCAGGATAGCAACGGATACCAAATCCGTATGTCAATGCTACTGACCGATCGCGGTTCGAGCTGGAGATAGTTGCGGCTGCAACTAATCGCGAGTTAGCGCATGCGTCGCGATGCGGAGCTTGAAGTAATTCCAGCGCCGGAATTCCCTTAGCGCCGCCTCGTCCTCGAGGAGCTGGGCGAGGGTGGCGAGATCCTGCGTCTTCGCGATGACTTTCGGCATCAGACCCCGCACATTCCCTCGCACTCGTTGTTGAACAGGTTGAGTTGTCCGTGATCTTCCGGCGTGCTCAGGTCAACTTCCTCTAGCGGCCGCAACGAATGATGCATGAACCGCTTGCCGTTCATCTTGAATCCGTTCCGAATAATCCGGTCGACCTCGATCGCGTCAACCAACTCAGCCTTATCCATCGCCTTCCAATGCCCGTTGTTATGCAGCGGGCAGCCGATGCAGGAACTCTTCGGCGGTTTCGGATAGCCATGCCGATCCAACCACGCCAGGCAATCTATTCGGCTCATGCGCCTCTCGATTAGCGGCCAGCGGTTTTTTTGCCACTTCCATAGCGCCGGTTTCATCCGCATCGCCTCGTCAGTCGAGATGCCGATCCACACCTCCACGCAATCCTTCGGCATGCGCTGCCGCGGCTGGTAACCGGCCAGTTCGCGCTGCTTTTTCATCAGCGGCTCCATCTTAAATTCTTTGGTACACTGCCGCGGCCCAATGCCTTTCGAACCATCGCCCTTGAGGATATGCCAGGGCGCGGCGGCAAACCGCCCGGTCCGTGAGGATAGTGCCGAGCTGCGCACCATATTATCTCGGATATTCCCCGCACTTACGACATGCACCGGAAACGGCAGCACCCCGCTCATCAGCCACCGCAGATGTTCGTAAACCGCCTTCGGCTCCCATTGGGTGTCCGCGAAGATCGCGCAATCCGGCATTGGGGCAATCTCGCCGTGCGCGGCCATCAAGGCCATGGTGGTGCTCTGCACCCCGGCCCCGAGCGAGATCAC